TTGGTCAAGGTCCAATGCCACCAGCGCATTTCAGCTGTCGATCAACAACTATCCCAAAGATTAAAAAAGAATTCGATTTGGGATTAAAGGTAAAAACAACTCGCCCATCAATCGGGTCTGACGGTCCAGAGCAAGTTGATTCAAATACTACATATGGCGGGTGGTTAAGGCGGCAAAATCGAGAGTTTATTGATGAGGCACTTGGCATTGAAAGGTCAAGATTATTTAGGTCTGGCAAATTAACGCTGGACAAATTTGTTGATCCGACGGGTCGGGTTTACACATTGAATCAATTGGAAGATATGAATCCACTTGTATTTTCCGATTTGTAAATGCGTCCAGTGGACGTTGGTTTGTGACCATGGGAGAAGGTAATGAGTGAAGTAGAAATGCAAGTAGAAGCGCAGGAAGACAATACCGTTGATTTGAAAGCATTGATGGCTGAAAATGCCGCAATGAAGTCTAAAATGGACGAGCTGTTAACTGAGGCAAAAAAGGCAAAAACCGCAAAACGCGAAATAGAGGAACAATCTCAAGTTGAACGGGAGCGCATAGCCAGAGAAAAAGGTGATTTTGAGCAATTGCACAAATCATCAGAAGAAAGATATCAGGCAACAGTAAAAGAATTAGAGGCAATGCGCCAAAATGTTGCCAATGAAAAACGAAATAATGCAGCAATGAAAGTTGCAACCGAATTAGCAGATGGTCCAAATGCCGAATTGTTAAGCGAGTTCATTGCTAGGCGTTTGAAGTATCATGATGACGGTGTTAAAGTCACGGATTCTTCAGGCGATTTGACGGTCTCAACACTCGATGACCTCAAAGCCGAGTTCAAAAATGATGCCAGATATTCGGCATTATTGAAGGGCAATCAATCATCGGGCGGCGGTGCTGCTGGTGGCTCAAATAGCGGCGGTGCTGCAAAAGTAAAATCACGTGCTGAATTTGAGGCACTAGACCCAGCGCGTCGGATGGAATTCGTTAAATCTGGCGGCACTCTCACTGATCATTAAAAAGGTTATAAATCATGGCTGAAAATACAATCTCTGCAATCGTACCAGACATTTATGAGGCGCTTGATGTAGTGTCTCGCGAATTGACTGGTCTTATTCCTTCTGTAACACTGAATGCAAGCGCACAGCGTGCCGGTATCAACCAAAATATCGTTGTTGATGTCGAGCCTGGCGGCAATGTTTCAGATATTACGCCCGCAATGACCATTCCCGAGCCTACTGGCCAGACCAGTGGTTCAACTATCATTCAGATCACCAAGAGCCGAGCCGCTGAGTTTGGTTTTATTGGCGACGATCAGAAGAAGCTGAACACCGGCCCAGGTTACATGGGAACCCGAGCAAACAAGATCGCACAAGCAATCCGGTCTTTGGTAAACGAGGTTGAAATTGACCTTGCTGGCTTGCAATCAACCTTCTCACGCGCATACGGTACTCCTGGCACCACTCCATTCGGAACCGCCAATGATTATACCGATGCGTCTAACGTGATGAAGATTTTGAAGGATAACGGTTCGCCTATCAGCGACAATCAACTGGTTATCAACACATCTGCTGGCGCTAACTTTATCGGTAAGCAATCAGCAGTAAACGCTGCTGGTACCGATTCAATGTTGCGTCAAGGCGTTTTGCTTGATCTGGCTGGAATGCCTCTGCGTGAGTCAGCACAGATTCAAACCGCTGCCGCTGGTACAGGCACAAACTATACCTCAAGCGCTGCTGGCTTTGCTGTTGGTTCAACGACCATCGCATTGATCACCGGCTCCGGTACAGTATTGGCTGGCGACGTTATCACTTTCGCTGGCGATACTAATAAGTATGTTGTAACCACTGGTGTAGCGGCTCCTGGCAACATCGTTATCGCTGCTCCTGGCTTGCGTCAAGCTCTGCCAGCGTCTGCTAAGGCTGTCAGCATTGCTGCTGCATCAGCTCGTAACATGGCCTTCAACCGATCTGCGCTGGTTCTTGCAGCTCGTTCACCAGCTCGCCCAGAAGAAGGCGATATGGCTGAGGACGTTATTGTAATCACTGATCCGCGCTCAGGTTTGAGCATGGAATTTGCGATGTACAAAGGCTATCGAAAGGTGCGTTATGAGGTTGGTTTGGCTTGGGGTGTTAAAAACATCAAGCCGGAGCATACCGCCCTGCTGTTGGGCTAATAGTGAAAGGGGCGGCTTCGGTCGCCCCAATCATTTAATCATCGAGGCAAAATAATTGTCGGCTCAAGGAATCAGGCTTTCAACTTCTGCAAGGGCAGACACATCTCACCAACTTGTAACAAGATTGGACAGATTGCCTGTTGACTCAATAAATAACGATATTGCTCGTGGATATGTACCTGGAGCTGTGCAGTTTGGATCGTTTGGCGAGCGAGAATTAGTTGGCGAAACATTTAATCAAATCATTTGGTCAAATGGCGCGTTTAGCTCTCCGCACCCAACAGGTATCAGGATTTCTGTAGTTAGCACTAGTGGAAATGACTCTGCCGCAGGAACAGGAATTAGAACGCTTGAGATTCATTATTTAGATAACAATCTTGATGAACAAGTTGAAACTATAACTATGACGGGGACAACGCCCGTTTTAACAGTCGCAACAAACATCAGATTTATCAATTTAGCTCACATGATAACTTTTGGCGCTTTAGCTCATGCCGCTGGAAATATTACTTTTACAAATAACGGAAACAATTACGCGGAAATACTAGCCGGAAACGCTGTTCAGGTTTCTAGTGCCAGAATGGTGCCAAGAGGCAAGGTATTTTATTTGAGCGGAGCAACTGCCGGTAGTGTTAGCGGTTCAACTACGGCAAGAGTGTTAATTAGGCTGGCCGCAAATTCCTACAATGGAAATATATTTAACAACCCGTTTGCATTAGTGCCTTATGGGTCAATTGGCGTTCAAGACAATACTGTAGCTTTCAATTTCCCAGTGCCTTTCAAGTTTATTTCGGGAGTTGTTGTTGCATTACTTGCGTCATCAGATAAAAGTTGCACGGTATCTGGATCAATTTACGGCTGGCTTGAGGACGAATAATGGCAACAATAGTAGTTGAAACGGGCGCTGGCCTTATAAACTCCAACAGCTATGTCTCAGAAGCCGAGTTAGCAACTTATGCTGCCGACAGAGGTATTACATTGACCGGCGTATCATCTGTGCTAATTATTCAGGCAATGGATTATCTGGAATCAAAAAACTTCAACGGCACAAAGTTCAGTATAACTCAGGCTTTGCAATGGCCGAGATATGGAGTCCAGCTTGACGGATATTTCGTTGACTCAGATGAAATTCCAAAACTGTTAAAAGAAGCGGAAATGGAGCTGGCGATTGCAATAGATGGCGGCGTTAATCCTCTGGCAAATCAAGGTCGCGAGACTATCAAAGAAAAGGTCGGAGATTTGGAGGTTGAGTATTCATCAAGTGCGAGGCCCGACACATATTTAACTGCTGCTGAAACAAAAGTGACCAAATTAGTCAAAAATGTGATGGCAGTAAATCGTGTTTAATTACGCTGATTTGAAAACAACGGCAACAAGTCTGATTTCTAAATTCGGAAACAATGCTGTATTTACAAGAAAATATAATGCTGAATTTGATCCAATTACCGGATCATATTTTTCCGAATATGGAAGCATTACGGTTCTACCAAGCGAAATAACAGATTTCGGATTAATAACGCAAGCATCAGTTGAAACGATTGATTATGGATTGCTGTCTGGCCAAATACCTTTAATGACCGGCAAAGGTGTAAGAATGCAGTTCAATAAATCCGAAGTTAACGGCACAACAATTCAAGCAAATGATGTTCGACTTTTGTTTCAATCAGGTTTATCTGCTCCTGTCATTGATGACAATTGCTTGTTTGATGGGGTCAATTATAGGGTAATGGAAGTGATGCCAATATCTCCATCTGGAACAGAGATTTATTATGACATTCGCCTTAGACATTAAAGATTTTGCCGAAAAGACTGGTCAAAATATACAAGACGTTAAAGCAATCGTTGCGCTTGATATGTTTGGAAAAGTTGTAATGGCAACGCCTGTGGGCAATCCAATTCTTTGGGAAACGCCTCGAGCTCCAGCGGGTTATGTAGGCGGTAGGTTGAGAGGAAATTGGCAAGCATCAAGGAATACTCCAATAAAAACTACAACATCAAGAATAGATGCTTCAGGTGCAGAAACAATAAAATCAATTTCAACCACTGTTGAAAAAGCAACCGGAGATGATTCAATATTTATATCAAATAATCTCCCGTATGCCGTTAGAGTTGAATATGGTCACAGTAAAAAACAAAGACCGCAAGGCATGGTAAGAGTCACATTATTGGCATTTCAAACTGCAATCAATGAAGCAATCAGGAGTGTTGTTAAATGAGCACGCCTTTTTTGAACATTAGTTCCGCGCTTGATCAAAAATTGCTCAGTCTGGGAAGTGATCCTATTGCCTGGCAAAATGTTTCATTTGTTCCAACAAGCGCTGAAGTTTATTTAAGGCCAACAAATTTAGCTGGCGCAACTAGACAAGCCGGTCTTGGAAATAATGGAATTGATGAATATACCGGAATATATCAAGTAGACGTATTTGCCACTGCTGGCAATGGTAGAAATTCGGCTGAAGCGAAAGCAGATGCCGTTGCAAATCATTTTAAGCGCGGGACTGATTTGGTTTATAATGACGTTACTGTTCGTTTAGGTAATGTTTCGCGCACTTCAGGAACTACAGAAGAAGACAGATTTGTCATCTCTGTCTCCATAAACTACATGGCGCACGTCGCCCCGAGGTAATCATGACAATAGCAACTGGATCAAGGCATGACATGGCTTATGTCGCTGAAAGCACTTTCGGCACGACGCCAACACTTCCCGTTTTTGTTCCGATTCGACATACCGGAACAACACTGGGTCTCTCAAAGGATGCAATCGAATCTGAAGAATTGCGACAAGATAGGCAAATTGCTCATTATAGACACGGCAATAAAAGCGTAAGCGGTGATGTCAATATTGAGCTGAGTTATGGTTCATTTGATGATTTGCTTCAGGCTACATTGGCAGGTTCATGGGCTGCTGATGTGCTTTTAGCGGGCACAACGCGCAGAAGTTTTACTATTGAGCGTCATCATTCCGACATAAATAAATATTTGAGATCAACTGGTTGTTCGTTTAATTCTATGTCTTTATCGGTTGCTCCAAATTCAATGGTCACTGGGTCATTTAGTATCATTGGCAAATCATTTACTGTCGCTTCTACCGCAATCTCTGGCGCTACTTATTCATCAGAAACTACATCTGCACCATTTGATTCTTTTACAGGATCAGTGAACGAAGGCGGCTCAAGCGTTGCTGTTGTAACTGGCATTGAGCTATCAATAGATAACGGCATGGAAGCGTTATATGTCGTTGGAAGCGATGAAACATTGCTGCCGTCTATTGGCAAATCAACTGTTACCGGATCAATTACGGCTTATTTTGAAAACAGTCTGTTAATTGATAAGTTTATTTCAGAAACGGCTTCAAGCCTTGAGTTTACTTTGACCGACCAAGCAGGAAACAGCTACATCTTTGAATTGCCAAATGTAAAATATAATTCAGGCAATCCAGAAGTAGGCGGGCCAGGTGCTATAACTGTATCGCTTGATTTTGTTGCGTTATACGATGGCGGAACAGGATCGCAGATACAAATTACAAGAGTGCCGGCATAAACTAATCGGGGCTTCGGCCCCGTTTTCTAAATTAGGGGGAAAAAATGGATATTAAAAGTTTATATACAGTTGAAGACCATGAAGAAGGCTCTGAATTACGCATTGTAAGCCCGATAGACGGCGAGTTAACCGATTTCTATATCAAGATACAGGGTATTGACTCAAAGGCGTACAGGAAGGCTGTGAGAGCGTATCACCGACGATTGCTGGATAACAAAGAAGGCGGTGAAAGCGAATTGCTGGCTTCCGTCACTATCGGCTGGAAAGGTCTTGAAGAAAACAAAGAGCCGGTTGAGTTTACAAAAGAAAAAGCAGTATATCTTTATGAAAATTCACCAAACATTGCCAATCAATTAGATCGTTTTATTGCTGATCGCAAAAATTTTACGAAGGGCTGATTGATGAGATTTCGACCTTTGCCAAGTGGCAGTTTTGGGCTGCTGGATTTGATAAAGGTTCATCAGTCAGTCGATTAACAAATCTCAAACAAGTTGAGAAATCACTTGGAAGAAAACCAAAAGAGTTAGAAGAAGCGCCGATTTTACGAAATGAACTTGGTTATTTGTGGGCAATGTTTGTTAGTCTAAAAAATGCAGCGCAAGGCAGCATTAGTTATACCGAGCTACAGTCTTATGCCAATATATACGGCGAGTTGTCGGTATTTGAAATTGACCTGATTAGAGCGTTGGATGATCTGCATTCAATGGAGGTAAATAAAATTGGCTGAAATAGCAACATTGGTTCTAGCGGTCAAATCTGAAGGCATACAACAGGCAACAGATAGCTTAGATGAGCTGACAAGTTCAAGCAAAACAGTTGAGAAACAAACAAAAAGCACAACCTCTAGCTTTAACAATGTAGACAAAGCTGCACAAAAAGCCAGCGGCGGCTTTAGGGCGATGAAAGGCGCAACTCAGCAGGTGTCTTATCAGCTCCAGGATATCGCCGTGCAGGCACAGATGAATACCTCAGCCTTCATAATACTTGGCCAACAAGGCCCCCAATTAGCGTCTATCTTTGGACCTGGGGGCGCAGTTCTTGGCGCTTTTATAGCTTTTGGAGCGATGATTGGCGGGACCTTATACAACTCAATGACATCGGCAGAAGTAAAAACAGAAGATTTGGAAAAGGCGCTTGACTCATTAGACAAAACAGTTGTCCGCACAAAAAATAATACTCTTGAGTTATCCGAAAGAATATTGGAATTAGGTCAAAGATCAGCTATTGCCGCTCAAGCAGAATTGATAACCGAAATATCCAAAACTGGATTGGTTATAGACGAATCAAAAAAATCATTGCAAGAATTTTCAGAAGAAGCTGCTGGATTTAATTTATCAGCGCTTAGAACTGGAATGAGTCAATTAGAAAAGCATTCAATGAGCATCGATCAGTTGCTTGAAACCGATTCATATACGAGAAATATATTTGGCGCAGATCAATTAGCAAAAGCAGTTTTAAATGTTCAAGAAACATTTAAATTAACGACTCCAGACGCTTTTAAGTTAGTAGGCGCTATCAGCAAATTAGACAAAAAAGATATTTCAACTTATGACAGTTTGCAACAAACAATAGATGAAATAGCAGCTTCTTCAACTGTTACAAATAGAAGTTTTGTGGATTTTAGAGATAAAGTATATGAGGCAAGCGATAGCATTGACTTGGCACAAGAGCAAGCAACTTTATTAAATCAAGCGCTAGAAATAACAAAAAAAGAAGGGCCTCAAGCTCTAGCTGGAATAACTGAAGGCGCACAAGAAGCCGCAGAATCTTTTAGAGATTTAGAAAATACTCACAGAAATGCTCTTTTGGATATGGATCAACGAGAAATTGATCTGGCAATGGCAAAAGAAAAAAGAGAAGACGAAGCTGCACAGAAAAAAGCGGCAAGTGAAAAGTTAATTGCTGATCGACAATTAAAAACGATGCAGGATGGCATTGATAAAAGATTGGCCGCAGCATTAGCCGCAGATGATACAGAAATTGAAAGAGTCAATAATCTTCTGGCACAAAAATTGGCTGCACTTGAAACTGATAGGATGTCATCAATCATGATGGCAGAACAAAAGGGCCAAGATACTATGGCCATTGAGCAACAATATCAGGAAGCCACAGTTGCTTTAAATTCTGCCGCACAAGGAGAAATAGCGGCTATTTTAGAAAATCAAAGAGTGACTGATTTAGAAAAACAAGCAACTTATATGAGCGAGTGGATGAGGATAACTTCCGAGTCAATGAACAATCTTGACATGCTTGGCTTTAATATGGCCACAAGTCTTCAGGGTAATTTAGCCGGTGCTTTTGAAGGATTTATAACAGGCGCAAAAAGCGCAGAAGAATCCTTCAAACAATTCGCAACAGGAATGGCTCAAGCGTTAG